AGATTCTCTACCAGGTCGGCAAGATGCCAACTGAAAACATCATCGCGCTGGCTCGCTCACTGCTCAAGCACGGCATGATTGGCACCAAAGAATCAGATGGCGGCGGAGACTATGTGCCGCAGTGGAATCCGGCAGAGTTCATCGACCTTGCCCGCACGGCGTTAAAGCTACCACTTGCAGAGGCTGAACAGCTAACTATGACACGCTTCCAGCGCCTGATTGACCAGGCATATCCAGACGCCAAAAAACCAGATCGCGACATCATGAACAAAGAAACCTACATGGCGCTAATGCGCGACATTGAGAAAAAGAAAGGGGATAAATAATGGCGACCAGTGCAGGCGAGTTGATTTATACCGTTGACGTCGATACAGCTAGGATGATTACCGACACCAAGCGAGCCGAAAAGCAGATGGTTAGCTTGGAAAACAAGATGAACAGCGCCGCCTCATCCTCCGCAAAGCTATCAACTGCGATGACAAAGGTTGGCGTTGCAGTTGCAGCAGCGATAAGTGTGCAGCAACTTGCAGCCCTGCAAAAGCTATCCGAAGGCTTCAACCTGCTTCGCTCTCGCGTGACTAGGCTTTCGGAGGATGCAGCAACCGCCGCGCAGAACTTCGATAACCTTGTTGCCATTGCTAACAAGACTGGCTCAAGCGTTGCCGATACCGTCAAGCTGTGGGAGGGGCTAACTGCCACACTTAAAGAGTTTGGTGCGACTTCTGGTGACGTCCAGACTCTGGTTGAGACCCTGCAAAAGATAGGTGTGGTTGGTGGCTCAAGCGCTGAAGAAATGTCAAACGCCTTGAGTTGCGAGCGCAGATGCTCGCTGGGGAGCTAACAAGCAAGAAGGTGCTTGATGCAATTTACAGCCAAGTAAGCACCGTAAACGCAGAGTTTGCCAAGATGCCACGAACCGTGGCGCAAGCAAGTAATGCCTTAGTCAACTCGTTTGGTGACGCAATAAGTAGAGTTGACAAGGAGATCGGTGCGTCACAAAACATTGCCAAGTTCCTCGACATTCTCGCGAGAGGCGTTGAGGTTACATTCAGCAAGCAGCTTCAGGATAGAGAGAAATTTAATGGGCTGCTTGAGGATAGAAGGAAACTACAAGAATCAATAAATCAGGTTGAGCGTAACTCACCAACAAGCACTGACCAGCTTGCACTAATGAAGCAGCGCCTTGCAGACATAAACAAAGAACTGCGAGACATGCAGGATGCAGAAAAGAAGCGAACAATAGATGGATCAAAAGGCCAAGAGAAAAAGGATCGACCAGACTACACAAAGAACATAAAGGAAACCGCAAAGGCAGATAAGGAAGCGGAAAGCGCGTCCAAGAAAGCAGCCAAGGCTAGGGAGCAAAACAACGACACAATTGCCGATGCTAAGCTAAGGACTGAGCAGCTTAATGTTGAACTTGGAAACCTAAAGTCCACAACTGATTCGGATACAGCATTGAATCCGCAAGACTGGCAGCTCAGCAGCAGCTTAACAAGCAGGCAAGCAAGGAACAGGTTGAGGCTCTAGCTCAAGAGATCCTGTCCCAGAAAAAGCTTGAGGAGCAAATCAAGAAACAGCAAAAAGCAGCGGAAACAAAGCGCAAGGTTAATGATGACTTTGAGGGCGTTAAGCGCTCAGTAATAAAAACAGAGGATGTGGATGCCAAGTATAAAGAGGATTTGGCAAAGCTGGACGCCTATTATCAGCAGGCTGGAAAGCTGGATGAGAGTTATCAGGCGACAAAATCAGCCCTTGAACGTCAATACCGAGAAGCAAGGCAAGCCGCCGTTATCGAGGATTTCAAGGCGCAGTCTGAGGCCAACGAATTCCTGATGAACAGCATTGATGCGTTCGGTCAGGCGTCCACAAATGCAATATCCGGCTTGCTGTCTGGCACCATGTCAGCAACAGAGGCCATCCAGAATTTTGCCAACGTGATAATGAATCAAGCAATTGGGGCGCTTGTTGAGATTGGCTTGCAGTACGTCAAAAACCAAGTTGTAGCAAGCTCCGCATTCGCCGCAGAGCAGGCGATGAACGCCACAAAAGGCGCTGCAATGACCGCAGCCGTAACAGCTCAAGTTGGAATGCAAACCGCATTGGCGGCTCAGGCGGCGTTTGCCGCTACAGCAGCAATTCCAATCGTGGGGCCTGCACTGGCTCCAGCCGCCGCTGGCGCTGCCGCTGCAACAGCTCAGGCTCTGCCGCTGCAACAGCTCAGGCTTTAGGCACACCAGCAATTGCGATGGCTCCGCTGGCTGGCGCTCGCGAGTTCGGCGGCCCAGTTGACGCTGGCAAGATGTACCGAGTTGGTGAAGGTGGTGCGCCAGAGATTTTCCAGTCCGGCGGCAAAAACTTCATGATTCCAGGTGACGGCGGCAAGGTTATTCCTAACGACCAAATCGGCGGAGGTGGATTCAGCCAAAACGTTCAGGTTCACAACTACTCTGGCGAGAATGTGCAGACCAAAACGTCAATGGATGGCAAGCAGCTTGATGTGATTATCGGAGAGGTGGCAAAACAAATCAGTCAGCGGCGAGGCGGTGTTGGCAGGGCATTGGCATCCTCGACGGCCACGAAATGGAAGGCTCAATGATGCGTGGTAAAATGTCAGCAACAAACGAGGATTCATCATGGCAATCGTAGATTACCCAAGCCAAGTGCCAAAGCCGCTCATCAGCATAAGCCGCACTCAGGCGCAGACATTCCAGCTTGTGCAGCCATTGCGAGGGCCTGGCTACGTCAAGCGCTTGAACAATGACGCGCCAGTGACCTATGACCTGACTTGGCGAATGACTCGCGACCAAGCAGCGCAGTTCCAGACTTGGTTTTACAGCATGAGCGCCAGCGGCCTAGCGATGGGCCGCAATCAGTTTCAGCTTCTGATTGACACCGAGTGGGGTCAACTGCTGCACACACTACAGCTCACGCCTGATACATTCTCGCAGACGCAAGAGGCGCACAACGTATTCAGCTACCAAGCAACGGCAATAGCTCGCAAGGTTCCCATTCCTCAGTGGTGGCTTGACAATGAGAGCCTTGTTACATCTGAATTCTTCGCGCAGAGAAGCCTGTTTGATTTGGTAATGAACCAGCAACTTCCGGAGGCGTAATGCCAGATAACGCAACCATATGGACGACAAAGGCCCCTGTGCTGGAGTTTGACACCATTGAGTTCAGCCACTCATCTATTGACACCATCCGTATTGTGGCAAACCAGTACGACCCAATCACCCTGCTTGGCAACGAGTACCAGCCATGCTATGTAGAGGTGCAATATCCGAAAATAGATGGTGAGTCACAGCCAGAAGCAAGTTTCAGCATGGCTCGACCCGTGGTTGGCGACCTAGTGCAGCGCACCATTCGCAGCATTCCGCCATTCATGAGAATCAAGGAGCCAGTTGTTGTGATAATGTCTCATTGGTCTGACGCAGACCTTGAGCTTGATTTGAGCAATGAAGGCGTTTCAATGTCGGTTGATAGTGTCACCTTCAAGGTCGAGAAATTGAATAACATGACTCGCTCAGTGGCTCGCATATACACCATTGAGGACTGGAGTGGATTGGAAGCGGTATGACGGAAAGCGAGTTCATATCTCACTGGATTGGCCGCCCCTACCTTGTTCGAGGCAACGATGAGTCCGGCATCGACTGCTGGGCTCTGGTTGTGCGCTACTATCGTGATGTGCTTGGCATTGAGCTTGATTGCCACCACGATGATGACATCGCTGGCGGATTTGAGCGCGAGATTCAGTCTGAGGCGTGGGAGCCTTGCGATAAAAAAGACGCTGGAGTTGTGTTCATGGCATTCGATCAGCTAGGTGAGCCGCGCCACGTTGGCATTGTTGTTGGTGGTGGAGAGCTAATTCTCCACGCCAGACACACTAGGGTGCAATGCGATAGAATAGGTGTAATGCGCACTCACAGACTGGGATTCTATCGACATGTTGATAATCGACACACCGCTCAAGAAGATTCGAAAGCCGCTTGATACGTCAAAATCATGGGCTGATAACATCATGGATGCCCATCCACATCTTCTTAATCCTGATTACACCAAGACCTCAACGGGATAAGAGTTGGTAATGACGAGTTTGACTATGCATCATACCCAGTAGATGGAGATCTCCTTGCTGTTTGCGTAAGGCCGCAAGCTCTTTCCGCGGCGGCATGGTGGGCTATAGCGTCAGTGGTTGCGTCGGTTGCCGTATCGATTATTTTGACTAATCGATCACTTGGTAATTTAAATGACAGGTCTGGCAAGGAGTCTGGAAACTCCCAGTTCACTGGCCAGACAAACACCGCTCGCTTATACAGCCAGCGACCTGATATCTACGGCAAAGTGCGAGCGTATCCTGACCTGATTGGCGAGGCTTTACTTGAGTACGTGAACAATAAGAAGGTTTTGACGCACTATTTCAACATCGGGCTTGGTTACTACGACCTAACGCAATTCAGGTTCTCCGATTCTGCCTTGGCAACATTCCAAGAATCGACTTACACGGTTTATCAGCCAGGAGATGTGAATCCAATCGTCCGCGAGCAATTCTCATTCCCTGAAATTGACTCATCAGGCACTGAGCTTAAAGGCGTTAACGAGGTAGAGCCTGACCCATCAGCCCCAACATATGACTCATCAACAGTTAGCACCACGTTGAGCAGTTCGCTTCTGTTTACCGTTGTGTATAGCAATCCTACACCAAGTATTCCTCCATCATCAGGTGGCGGAGGTCAGCTTGGGGCATGGTTTAACGGAAGAACAGTTGACGACAAGATATCCGCCGAGGCTATCAAGTTTAACTACTTCATGCAGAATTCGTTCGGCACCACGCAGCCATTCGAGTATGTGGCGCCATTAGCTTACATATCATATGACTCAGGCACTGACACATTCACAGTGTCATCGCCTGATTTCAAGGGCGGGACTACTGGATTCATAAACTTTACTGGCAATGTAAAAATCACAGAGACAGAGGCGCTTTATGTTGGCTGGTTCCTGTCAACTGTTGAATGCACCGAGATTTGGTTTAATACGGTATTCCGTCGCGGCCTAAAAGGTGAAGCTGTAATTGAGCTTGAATATCAGCCTTGCGATTCCGCTGGTACGCCATCAGGCTCTGCATTGTCAGCGGTGGCAACTTACAACGACGACACATTTGATGACCTGTCATTCACATTTAAAGTGCAGTCCTTGCCACTTAGTTATTATCGCGTAAGGGCTCGCAGGACTAACAACTCAAATGATGATGGATCAAGCCAGTCAACGCTTGAATCAATCGCGGCCATTCGCGTAAAAACAAACGTTGTTCATCCAGAAGACACCACCCTCACAATCCAGTCAACAGCAGGCAACGCAGAGACCGGAACCGAGATGAAATTCAACGTCATGGCGAGCCGCAAAATGATCTGGTGGGATGGCTCAACCATTCGAGGATGGAATGCAACAACAAAAACAGAGATTCCGGCAGACCTTCGTTCCAGTGAGTTTTCAGCGGATGCCATTTTGCATAACTACATCGTCATGGGCGGAGGGTCAGTTGATGAGATTGACGTTGATGAGCTTTACGCAATCCACGATAAGGTTTACGCAATAAATCCAGAGCTGACAAAGTGCTCCATCACGTTTGACGATGCAGACCAGGCGCTAGGGGATCGCGTCAAGACATTGGCCTTGCTGCTTGATGTTGAAACTAGCTATGACGGCATCAAGGAGTTCTTTGTCAGAGATGAACAGCGCAGCATTGTTGTTGCTCAGTTTGACGCTTACAACCTTGCCGATGACCAATACAGCAAGACTTACTCCTTCATGCTAAAAGACCAATACACTGGGGTTAGGCTTGAATGGGTGGATGTAAGCGACAAGAACAAGAAGCGCTACATCAACCTAGCGCTAGATGGAAGCGGAAACATTATCGAGTCTGACAGCTTCCACCCTAAAGAGATTAAATTCCTTGGGTGCGGTAACGAAACTCAGGCAATGCACAGGGCAAAACTTGAGTTTAACAAGCTGATTTGCCAAAACGAGTCCGTGACATTCAATGTTGTTGACGATGGCTTCATTCCTCGCTTCGGAGACATGGTGCGATTCGTTGAGTACGCTGACGAATACGTTATCAACGGTGAGGTTATAGGAATATCCGACAACACCTACACATCAAGCGCATGGCTTGGCGACTTGGAGGCTGGAGTAACTTACTGGGCCACATGCACCAAAGCCAACGGGCAGACAACTGATTGGGTTGAGCTGGCTTCATGGGGTGGTTACTCATTCACAACAACATCGCCAATGACTGGGGCATACGTTGCCGACCAGATTAACAGTCAAGTTGGCAGTCGCTTCATCATCCGAACCACAGCGGAGAAGGAAGCTGATTTGTACGTAATAACAGACAAGCAGCCATCATCTGATGGAACAGTGAAAATCTCCTGCATAAACTACGACGAGCGGACATACCAGAATGTGTGATTTCGGTGATTCAGTTTGGTCTGTTGCACAAGTAACTGGATCTAGGTGCGAGTTCGGATACGCAGAGGGTTCGCAGCTATGCGCAATACTGATTAGCGACACATCATGGTGTCGCCTTGATAACGCAGATGAAACTTGGCCAATTCGTCTAAACGCTTGGCTTGAATGGTATAATCCAACAAACACAAACGAGGATTAGAGATGCCTACTCGCTATAACACTGGAAACCCAATTGAATCTACAGACGTGCGAGACATGTCTGACAATGCCAAGAACCTAGATCTGTTTTCTAACTCATCAGATATGGCGTTCGATGACCGATTCGGGGTTGAACGCAAAACCATTCATGGAATGAACTCTGAGTTTAACTCTCAGATTTTAAATATGGGTTTCACTCGCATTGGCACGTTTGCTTCCGGTGCAACGTTAACCAACCCTCGACAAACTTTGCTGTGGGATGTCGCAAATGGCGGTGATGGCCAAGAATATGGATGGTCTGGAACATTCCCAAAAATTGTTCCCCCATCAAGCACCCCATCAAGCACAGGCGGAATATCTGTAGGGGCATGGCTTAGTAGGTTTGATCCTGCGCTACGGATTACGGTTAGAGAGGCACTGCGCCGCAGCTATGCGGAGGCTGGTTATAACCTCGTCGGCGGCAGCTTCGAGACTGGTGGTACAGTAACGACCGCTACCGATGTGCTCCTGTTCGAAGCTAATGGTAAAGCCTACTCCTACACAGGCACTCTTTCACACACGGTCTCTGCCGATTCTAGCCCAAGCTCCGAACCTGATGCGTGGGTTTACCAATCCAACAAACTGTTGCGAGAGCAGCTAGGTAGTCAAACAGGCGCCCACTTGTCTGGTTATGGAGCAACTACCGTCGGAGACAAACTTGGAGAGTTTGATGCGACATCATCAGGCTACGCATATATTAGTCAATTCGGTTTGTCTGATACAGATGCTATTTTTAACGCCACTCAACTTAATTCCAAATTGATAGAGTTGCAATCGCAAGGTATCAATACAATATACGTAGACAAGTCGTATGCGATTGACACTGGATACAATTACTCAACAGGTATGTATACCCGACGCGTGTCCCGTATACCCGAGTTTAACTGGATTGATGCCGGTGGCGTTGTCACTGGATTATACGGCTTTCAGCTTCAAACCCTGCATGAGCCGGCATACTCCGCAAACAATGGGTCAGACTTCAAGGTTAAAGGTCAGTATGCGGATTCAACTATCACCGTTGTGATGATGGGTGATTCAATCTCCGCTGAGTGGGCTGACTCACTGGCAAATGGGATAAATCAATGGGAGGTTATTAAATCCGAAATATCCAGACAAAACCCAGGTAAAACTATCAGCTTCGTCAATCGAGCAATCGGTGGGCAGACGTGGATACAGGCCAATGCTAAACCAGGGTTCTTCCCAAGCTGGTACGCAGATACAGGGAAGGATTGGGTTTACTACGTAGTAGCACCAAAGCCTGATATTGTCATTTTTGGGTTTGGTATGAACGACTCCACTAGCTTTAATATGGGGACAATGGTGTCAACCATCAATAAAGTAAAGGGGGCTCTTCCTAACGTACACATGTGCATGATCCCCTGTATGGTTCCCTCTCGTTCGAGTGACTATTCATCTGGGGATGGGTTTGATGGGTTAATGTACCAAGAAGGCCGCAACTTCGCAGCAGGGGCTGAACGAACATATGCTGAGTTTTATGGGCTGTCAGTGTTGGATCTTAATCGAGCGGAAGTTGCTTGGCGGGATGGTAAGGATCTGGTCGCGTGTGAAATGACTGAGGTTCCCGCCACACCAGTAAGCGGCGCATATCGCGCAGATCCTTGTGTTGATTTTTCCTTTGAGTGCAAAATATCAGGCTGGGATAGAACCACACCCATCTATATCAATTGTGGGGGTGACGAAGAAGATTTAATTTATATCGGTGCAGACACTGGTAATTTTGTTGTAACCGGAAGAACTGAATACATAAACACATATTATTCAAGTGGTAGAACTGCTGTCGTCATCCCTGCGGTAGACTTCTATCTGACGGTAAGTGTCATAAATAATCAGGCGTCGGTGTATTTATCCAATGGCCCGGCACCAATTAATGATATAGGAAACATCCTTGTGGCATCCTTCCGCGTCATCAGACATGGTGGGATAGTACGCCCAGCAATAGGCTCTGGCGGTCTGGTAACAGGTAACGTTGCCGCGCTGCGTGTAATGCTGGGCCAACCAAAACAGGTTAGAAAAGAGCTTACCGATACCGACATCTGGGGACTTGGAGATGCAAGCTCATCAAGAAAGTCACCCTATGGGGGGAACGGGATAAACCACCCATCTGGTCAGGGTCTGGCGCAATTGATAAAGCCTGTTATGGAAGCTCAGGATTTCAGGATTAAGCTACAGGACTTCACTCTCACTGGAGTTTACGCAAGCGGGGCGACTGACTGGCAGGCAGGCTATCCACCAAAAATCACCCACATGGTCCAAGACAATATTATTATTTTTAGCGGTGGCTTGAAGAGATCTGGGTCTACCCCCGCGGTCGTATTCACAATCCCTGATTATGCGAGGCTCGCCGCGCCAATTGACAAGATCTTTCAAGTGTATGGGGCGGGGGCTGCTGGGTGGGCACCCCAAATGTTCAGGCTAGACACCACTGGAAACGTCTGGCATGAGGTAGGTGATATAACTAATGGTTGCACATTAGAGGGCGCAACAGTAAAAGTTAAGTGATAAGAAGCCCCTCTCAGAGGGGCTTTCCTTTATACAGCCATTCAACAATCGCTTTTGCGCTATTTGTTGATTCTCATCACATCTTTATTTGCACTCGCCATGGTCGATCCGACCCAGTACACCACGCAGCTCGCCAGCAGGCCTTATTTCCTCTGCCCTTCCCACCACGCCTGCCACCTGCGCAGCCTTGCCGAACTATCAAGCAGCAGCGCTCCGTTGTGACGTATGGCGGCCGGCGCCGCCTCTGGGTCGCAGCATACCGGCAGCGGCTCGCCGGGCGGCACGAGTAGGTCAGCGCTTGGCGCTATCAAAGCCGTTGGCGGCGTCGATGAGCTGGAGCAGGCCGCTATCAATAATGCACTTAGCGGTATCAGGATTTTTGATTCGATCACGGTAAATCACCTCCTTCTCGATTACTTTAATGGTGCGCACTTGAGCCTTCTTTTGCTGTTCTTCTGTAAGTTGTAAGTCGCGAGTCGCCAACTGTCCTTGCAGCGCAAACAAATCAGCCCATTGCTTGTTGTGCTGCCTTGCTTGCTCAGACTCAATCTCTGCTGTGGCTGTTGAGCGACCGTGCAGATAAGCGCCATACAGCGAGCCACAAAAAAGGCCGATTGATACGGCCAGAATGGTTATTTTTGCTCCCATAGTTCACCGCCAACGGGGAGATTGATAAACAGCTTCTGCGCGTCACGAACTGAGATAGTGCCAAGGCAAACATCATGCTCTGCATTGCGGCGGATCCAGATGCCATGGCATCCACTTGATTGCTTTGAGCAGTCAGTTTTAACGCCGCCAATCTTTGCATACTTCCACATCAGGATTGCATCGCAAGCGCCTTTTGTATCGCCTGATTGTAGGCGGCGCATGATGGTTGAGTTAGCCAATCCAGACTCGCCGATATTGAAAGCCAGGTCGGTGAAGGCCACTTTCTCGCGCACCTTCAAATCATAAGGCACATCTTGAAGCGGGCGGCCGTGATTGGTTATTTCCTTTTCCTTGGCAAGGCGGCACCATTCAGGAGTTACCTCCATGCCAATGTAAACGCCTTTTGTGATGCCATCGCAGATTGTTGGAATGCCAACGGGGTCTAGATAGGCTTTGGTGATCACCTTTCCTGACGACTCAAAATAAGCAGTCATTGATGCAACCATTGCCATTGCAAGCGAGCCGCCGACAACTAGGTTTCGTTTATTTTTCACTCAACCTCCACATCTTGCAGCGCGTACACGGCGCCGGAAATGATCACGTAATGCTCTGTTACTTTCTCGACAACCCCAATTGAGTTAATCCCGAAAAAATCAGGAACGTGAAACTCGATTTCTTCGCCAAGCAGGCTTTCAAATAGTTGCTTTCTTGTCATCTTTGTTCAGGTTGTTTTTGTTGATATGCTCGCGGCGTGACTCTTGCACCCGCTCCATTTCCAATTCCAGAAGATGCAGGCACATGTCATGCCGTTGCATCAGCGAAAGATTCTCATCAGCCATAATCCTAGCCGTTGCATCTCTATACATCATAAACGCTTAACTCCCTTTCCTCTTCTTTATCAACAACTGCATCAATTCGCATTCCTGCCAATGTGCAAAACTTGATTCGTTCACGTATCCACTTTCGGCGCTTGTCGCTGCACACGTAATTCAGTGCGCTACGGTAGT